AAACGATATCACACTGGAAGAATCAAAATAAATGGCAACCAGAAACTACGCACAAATTGCAGAAAAATACGCAAATGACGTGGTTTCAGGTGTCATTCCCGCCTGTTTGTATGTCCGTTTGGCATGCCAGCGGCAAATAGACGACCTCAAGCGCGAGAACTGGCGATATACCTTCAATCCCGAGCTTACCGACCGCAACGGCAAGAAATATCGCCCAGGTGATCGGGTTTGTCAATTCATTGAACTTCTCCGACACGTAAAGGGGAAATGGCGAGGGAAACCGTTCATCCTCGCCCCCTGGCAGGTGTTTATCGTCTTTGTCGGCTTCGGCTGGATAGACAGGGAAACCGGATTCAGGCGCTTTCGGGAAATCTACCTTGAAGTCCCTCGCAAGAACGGGAAATCTTTTCTCAGCGCCGCCCTCGGGCTTTATATGTTCTGCGCCGACGATGAATACGGGGCAGAGGTCTACGTAGGAGCCAATGGCGAGCACCAGGCAAACAAGGTCTTTGCTCCTGCCTGGCAGATGGTCAATCAGGACGAGACCATGAAGCGGCATTACAAGGTCGAGATTTACGGCAAGACACCGGACTCAGGCAGGCTCGGCACCAGCACTGACTATTCGAAGATGGAAAGACTCATTGGCAACCCGAAGGACGGCGACATGCCATCATGTTACTGTTGCGACGAGTTTCATGAGCATGACACACCTTTCCAATACGATACCATGGCCACAGGTATGGGCAGCCGGGAAAGGCCGATGATCGTCATCACCACTACCGCAGGCATATCGAAGGACGGTCCATGCTACGAGAAACGAGGCCAGTGTATCAATATCCTCAAGGGTTCGTTTGAAAATGACACGATTTTAGCCTTAATTTATACCGTAGATGAGGGCGACGAGTGGAGGCTGATTGAGACATGGTACAAGGCCAACCCGAACCTTGGCGTGTCGTTTTTCGAGGATTACGTCAAGCGTATGCTTAAGGAGGCAGAGCAGAACCTTTCAAAGCAATCCATCATCCTCTGTAAGAATCTCGATATCTGGCTCGACTCATACAACTCATGGCTCGATATGGAGTTGTGGCGAGCGGCCGAAGACAAAACCATCAGGGAAGAGGATTTTATTAACCGCTATCCATGTTTTGAGGGCGCCGACCTCGGGGCTGTGTCTGATCTTTGCGCCAGGGTGAAGATTTATAAGAATGAGACGAAATATTACGTGTTCAGCAAGTTTTACCTGCCGGAAGATGTGATGAAAGACCCGTCAAAAGTTCTGTACATGCAATGGTACAACAGCGGGGCAATCGAAACGAACCCAGGCCGGTCGGTGGATTTTGAGGAAATCGGTGATCAGGTTTACGATGACATCATCGCCAACCGGCTATACAAGGAGTTTGCCCTTGATGTGGGGTTTTCGGCATGGCCTTTCTTTCAGCGACTGCAAAAGAGGCTGGAGCAGAAGAAAGGCAAGGGCGCGGTCGATCAGATGCTTATCGAATATGGGAAAACTGTCAAGAATTTCAGCGAGCCGATGAAGAATTTTTACAAGGCCCTATTGGATGGCAATATCGTCCATGACGGCAATCCTGTTCTCGGCTGGTGTCTTGGGAATGTTGTGGTGCGGTATGACAAGAAAGAGAACATCTTTGCCACAAAAGAGCGAGATGATGACAAAATTGACGGGGCCGATGCGTTGATTACTGGGTTTTCTCGGGCGATGATGTTCGATGGCAGCAGCGACACTGGAAACGATGGGAGCTTGATATGACCGCCACTGATCTCAGCCAACTACTCGACAACATGGACGCGGCACAGCTCAAAATGGCCGCTGAGATACTGGCCAGGTTGGCGCTGATCAAACAGGAGCGGTTTACCGGGCAGGTGATTATCACACTGCACAGCAACAACGGCGGGCTCGGAAATGGGTCGATATGCCGGAATGAGATTGTGCGGGTAAAGGGGGTGTAGGATGGGGACAGAGCCACACATTGAAAATAAATACGAGCTTGCAAAATTTCTGAGAATCTTTGCCGATAGGGTTGAAAACTGCCGGTGTGTTGAGAGTGGAGATGTTTGGATTTCTTACCCTGTTGCTGTTGTTGGAATGGTTAATATTCCCGGCAGGGTGGAATTAAAGGTGGATATAATTTTCAGAGAAGGCCCTGAAGTTTCCATAAAACAGGAAAATTCCGCATAAGTGAAAAATAGTTTGCAAAACCGGAAAAAATATGCCACAGTAAAAAAGATATAACAAAATCAAGACACCTTGCTCCCGGAATACGGGAAATCGAGCCCTTGGAGACAGCGCACCTGTTTCCAAGGGCTTTTCGCGTTTATGGGGAAGATATGGGAAAATGATAGGTTTCCTCGGAAAAATCTTTTCCAAACGGTCAGGCCCGGTAGCAACCGGAAGCCTCACCGATTCTGACGACTTCTGGTTTACCGTCGGCGGCGGTTCTTCGTCTTCCGGCGCTCTTGTCTCTAAAGCCTCCGCAATGCGACAGTGGGCGGTTTACGCCTGCATCACCGAAATATCCCAAGTCCTCGCACAACTTCCGCTCAAACTGAAACGCCCTGCGTCTTCCGGTGGAACGGAAAACGCAGAAGATCATCCGCTTTACGACCTGGCCAAATATCAGCCCAACCCACAGATGACCTCTTTCAACTGGCGAGAGGCTCAGCAGGCAAATATCCTTGCCACCGGCAACAATTACAACTTCATCGAGCGGACCCGCTTTGCGGTCAAGCACATCTGGCCGATTGACACGACCACCGTCTCCCCTCGCAAGGCCAGCCGGAAGGACATAAACGACCTCCGCCTTTCACGCGGCGATAGAATTGTATATGACGTTCTGACCGTTGACGGCCTGAAGACATATCCCTCAAAAGACATTCTCCACATCGTCGGTTTCGGCTGGAATGGACTTATCGGTGAATCGACCATCACCAATTTTGCCAAGGAAAGTATTGGCAACGCGATAATCCTTGATCAATTCCAGGGAAAAGCCATGAAAAATGGTTACTTCCCTTCTGGCGTTTTTGAGCATCCATCAACCTTGGGCGACAACAAAGAGGCTTTTATTGAAGCCCTTGACAGGCGCTTTGCCGGTCCTGAAAACGCTCGCCGTCCGATGATCCTTGAGAACGGCATGGAGTTTAAGGTGACCAACGTCTCAGTGGCCGACAAACAGCTCATTGAACAGATGAAAATGTCTGCCAACCAGATTTGCGGCATTTTTAAAGTTCCTCCCCATAGGATCGGGGTCTACGAGACGAACACCAACTACAACAACACTGAGCAGGGCAACAAGTCTTTCCTTGACGGCTGCATCCAGCAATGGGTCGTCAGGTGGGAACAGGCGATGAACTGGAAACTCCTGACCGTCGAAGAGCGCCGAGCCGGTTACGAGTTCAAGTTCAACTTTGACGCTCTCCTTCGCCCCGACTCAAAGACCCGCAGCGAGATTCAGTGGCGCGAGTGGCAGACCGGCGTTCCTTTGAACGAGATCCGCAAGATGAACGACCAGAACCCCATCGAAGGCGGGGATGTGTCGTTTATCCCGGTGAACATGATCCCCGCTAGTATGGCCGGGATGAACATTCAAGCGCAGGCCGACGCAGCCAAAAAGAAAGCCGATACCGACGAAGGAGAGGCAAAGGACAAGCTCCTTGATGACGACATCGACAGCCTCAAGCGGTTGGAGAAAAAGGCCATCATGCGCGAGGTCGAGAGGCAGAAGGAAGGCCGGTCAGATAGGGATTTTTCCGCATTCTTGGATGAATTTTACGGAAAACTTTTCGAGAAAATCGACACACGGACCCGTCTGATTCTGAGATGCTTCAACACCGACGAATCCACAGCGGCAATTATCGACGGATTAAAGGCAGACTTTACGGCAAGCAAGGAACTGATTGCCGAACTGCGAGAGCGCAATTTTGAAGGCATAGAGGGTATTTGGCCATGAAGAAAGAAACCAGACTTCTTGATGTAGCATTCACGGTCGAGGATAAAGCCGGGGTAGCCGTATTCACCGGCAAGCCGATTGTCTACAACCGCAACTCTGAAGATCTCGGGTTTATCGAGAGGATAGCTCCTGGCGCGGCCGCCGATGCAATCAAGCGGTCTGACATTCGCCTCGCCTATGGCCATAACACGGAAACCCTTCTCCCTCTAGCCAGAACAGCATCAGGTACGATGACCGTTGTCGATGGGCCTGACGGCGTGTCAATCGAAGCATCAGCCCCAAACACCCAGTTTGCAAGAGACCTTGCAGAGTCAATTCGGCGCAAGGATGTCTCACAGATGTCTTTCGCTTTTTCCGTGGCAGATGGCGGCGACTTCTGGGAGAAGCGCGACGGCAAGCACTTCAGGACCATAACCAAACTTGACGAAATCTATGACTTTTCTTTTGTT